GGCTGGTCCAGTACAGTATAGCAGCACCGGTGGACAGTTGCAACCAGTGCAGCCCGCTGGTGCACAAGTATAGAATTGATACCAACCAAAGCAGCCGCCACTTCCTCCTGCAGCTGCAGCACAACCAGCATTTGCAGCAGCGCCAGTACTACTTGGTACACAGCTCGAACAATATACAGTAAAGTCTGGTGGAAAATAGGGTGGGAAATAAGGAGGGAAATAAGGTGGGAAATAAGGAGGGAAATATGGGGGAAAAAATGGTGCGTGTTGTGTGTACGGTATGCTTGTTCCAAGGGGAGCAACACTTGTGTCTGTTAAGGCTGTTTTAACTGTATTTAATTGTGCTGAATCTGTTGTAGATTCACTAGTTACTGTTCCAACGACAAATCCTGCACTTGTTATTGTTGTATTAGCAGCACTGGAAGCCGTTCCGTGCAGCTATTGTAGGCTTAGCTTTTTTAGCTGAACCAGATGAAGTTCCGTCTTTGAATTGTCATTTTATGCCGCCAAATCACCAGTTATTAACCACTCGTTAGTCCCTATCTTTGTTAGTGTTGCGGTTGAATATTGTGCTCTTAAATTTAGTCCTGGAGTTGAACGCAAACTAACCCCAGCCTGAGATGCAAAGGTCACTGTTCCTGTTCCATATCTTGTAACGTCAATTCTATCTCCAGTTGTAAAAGCTACGTTAGCTTCGGTAGGCACTGTCAAAGTTGTTCCAGTGCTAGAATCTACTTTAATTAACTTAGCTAGATCTGACAATTGTAGCACATATGGACTCGTGTTTACAGTTGCTATTTGAGATCTAAAACCAGCTCTTGGAACACCTTCTTGTAGGATTGTTGCGGTTACGGAGTTTGCTGCTACTGTAGCTGCTTCTCCAGTATAATTTGTTGCAGAAAGCACTTGTGTACCAGCAATTTTAATTACTTTTCCGCTAGCAAGGTTCAAACTTTCAGAAGATGACCATGCAGAAGTTGTATTTGACCAAGTGAAAGATTTGTTTGCTGATCCATCTGGAACAACTATTCCAGCTCCATCTGCAGTTGTATTACTTGGGCTAACAGCAGTGCCTAATTCAATTGTTTTATCTTCAACAGTAATAGTTTCTGTATTTATTGTTACAGTGTTACCATTTACTACAAGATTTCCAGTAACTGTTAAATTGCCACCAACTGTAGGGTCTATTGTACTTACCCAAGCAGAACCATTGTAAACTAAAATACTTCCAGTTGCTGCACCTGTTGCACTAACGTCACCAACATCATCAAGATTATTAATTGTTGGTATAGAATCTGGAATCCAAGCTGTACCATTCCACTTCAAGAACTGCCCAGTGCTTGGAGCATTACTTGCAACGTCTCCAAGATCTGCAAGAACAGCTGAATTTAATACTGATGAGTGATCGTGTGCGTCGTGTCTTGTAGAATTAAAATACTGTGTATGGTCATCATCTCCAAGCCCAGTCATTGAACCATGGTCAGATATTGGAGTTGAAGGTATGGCACCTGTAGTTGATAATACTCTTCTTAAATCCCAAACTGATGTTATAGCAGCCTGGGGATCGTTGGTATAAGTGTTTGATGTGTAATAAATAATTTTATGCAAAGGTCTAAACTCATAGATTGGAAAACCTGTTAAGTCAAGATCTTCCCATACAGCGTCTTCTGCTAAATTTGTAGCAGTGTAATTTTCTTGACCAAGAATTGCTATGATTGGTTCATTTAAATTATTTGTTGCAACTATCCAAGAAATACCCCATCTATTATTTGATATTTCTGGTGTAGACCAAGTTCCTGCAGTGTTAAGGTTATACATAGCTCTTCCACCGTTGTGCTTAAGTGGATAATCTGTTGCTGCGTCTTTTACCCAAGCAGAACCTGATCTGTAAAACATTGGTATTTGAGCTACTGGACTAAGTGTTTGTTGCCAAGTATTTGATGCTGGAGTAGCAGAATCTATAATTTCTACTTCTAAATCTTCATCAAAAAATGTTCCACCAGCTAATGAAACTTGAGCATGGGTATTACTTGTGCCATTTCCTCCAGTTGTGGCCGCAATACCAAAACCATTAGCAATAGCAGCTCCACGTGTTCTGTGAAGATATTCATGCGTAGCCCAATCAAGGACTATTCCATGACGCTCATCTGCAAAGAAGTGGTGAGTGTTTCCACCGCTGTTCCAATAAACGTAAGCTACTGGTGCTTCGTTTTCAAAATCAAAAAATGTATTAAACTTGCTTGTTAGAGCACCTGTGTTACTGAAGTAAATATAGTGCAAACCAGATTGGTCAGTTATGGTTACTGATGATGATGTTGTTTTAACATATCTTTTACCCTTGCACCAAACTGTGTATGACGTAGAAACTGGTGCAATTGTAAATACTCTTCCAGAAAGACTGATCGTAGAATCAGCTTTATTTTCAATTCCAGTTGGCTCACTAGTTGGAAGAGTTGAATTTACCCAAGCAGAACCGTTATACATTAGCATTTCACCATTTGCTGGTGAGGTTACGGTTACATCTGCTATGTCTGAAATGTTTTGGATTTCATTTATAGTTGATCCAACCCAAGCTGAACCATTATATTTTAAGAATTGATTAGCTACAGCTGAGTTAGTTCCCTGAACATCAGCCATATCATTGAGATAAAGTGCATGAGCTACCCAGTAGCCACCATCTCTGTATAAAACATCTCCTGCCGAAGCACTACCAGTTATTACGTCTGGTAGTTGGTCAAGAGACGATATAATTATAGAGGCGGTAGAGACATCACCAAAAACTAATACTTTTGCATCTCCCGCCGCAGGAGGTGTTTCAAAATAAACTTTTACCTGAGTATTACTAGAAACTTCCCATAAAGCATTGACGACTTCAAAGTTATTGCTTGTATTTTTTTTCATTACAACTACAAATGGTTCATCTGTTGTAAGGCCGTGTGTTACTGTAAATTCAACATCTGTTCCATTTCCAACTACTTCTGTATATTGAACACCAGTTGGAATTGTTAAATCTAATGCAGATTTGGCTACCCATGTATTTGTATTGCCATCAAATGCTAATAATTGTCCATTACCAACTAGGGATACATCAACATCATTTAAATTATCTAAAGAAAGATTGGCAGTAATTGTTGGCGTTGAACCTTCCCCAGAATTATTAGATATTGTAATTCCTGTTCCAGCAACTAAAGATTGAACATAGTTTCCTGTAGTGTCTGTCGATAGATCAACTAAGTCATTGATCCATGCAGTTCCATTAAATTTAAGGTAGCTATTAGCTATAGATGTATTTATTGTAACATCTGCTAAATCATCAACTTCAAATAAAGACAATTGGTTATTGGTGTAGGTTGTTGCGTTACTGTATGCTGTAGCAGCTTTTGTCGATGCGTCTGTTGCTGCATTTGATTCTGCTGCTGCTGCGGCTCCATAAGCGTCATAAGTGTTTGGGGTAACGCCTATTGTCGGTTGAGATTGTTCACCAGTGCCATTAGTTATTGTTATGCCAGTTCCGGATGTTAAATTTGCGACATAATCACCTGCTGTATCTGTCCCAAGTTGAACAGAGTTAGCAATCACATTTGCTGTTAGAGTTACGTTTGACCCACCGTCAATAATAACATTTCCTTCAAGATCTCCAGCTAAAGTTATTTTTCTTGGAGTTGTCCAACCAGCAGCTGTTCCACTAATGTTAATGGCTACTGTAGATGGAAGACTTATGACAATATTACCGCTTGCAGCACTGACGTCAACTTCGTTAATAGTTCCAACTATTGTATTAACAATACTTGGTTTATTAAGAATATTATCCCAGTCTATTTTTGCAGCTAGTTCGCCAATCGTTCCAGAAAATACTTCAGAGGTATTTGTTGCATCTGGTATGAATGTAAATTTTCCTGATGAATCATCAAATCCAAAAAAACCTATTTTTGCAGATGTTCCATTATGCCAACGGAATTCAATACCACGATCTTTATTGTCATCAAGAGTTGGTGCGGTTTTTCCACCCAACGTTATTATTGGATCTTTTATAGTTGTTACTGTAGATTCAATAGTTGTTGTATTGCCAAGAACTGTAAAATTATCATCAGTTGTGATTAAATTAGATTCTTGTAATAAATTCAATGATGAATTAACTAGATTGCCATCACTATCAAGATAGTAAAATATTCTATTAACTGGGTCTAGTGCTATTTGGCCATCGGTAATGCTAGGTAATGCCACTGTAAAACCTTTCTTTTACTTAGAAGGTTCCACCATCTATTGTTACACCATCAAAAGTGGTTAAGTTAGTGATAGATCCTCCGCTTATACTCACGCTATTTGCATTTTGTGTGGCTATTGTTCCAAGACCAAGGGTAGTTCTTCCAGCAGCCGCATCTACATCATCTATCAATGATCTACCAAAAGCTGTAAGTGTGGTAAGTGATGCTGTGTTTGCTCCTGTAAAGTATGGGAGTTTATCAGCAGCTGATGTAAGGCCAGCTAATGCTGCAAGTTCTGGGTCATATCCTTGAACGTCAACGCCTATTTCAAGACCTAGGTTAACTCTAGCGTTAGATGCTGTTGTTGCGCCTGTCCCACCATAGGCTATTGCAATAGTTCCTGCATTCCAAGTGCCAATTGTAACTGTCCCCAAAGATGTAAGAGATGAGTTAACAACTGATGAACCTAATGTTGTATTTGATAATACAACTGCTCCATTGACCATATAAGCTTTTCCAGATGCAAGGTCCATATATTCTGATGATGTCCATGCATCGCTTGCATTAACCCAGTTGAATGTTTTGTCAGTTGTACCCTTGACAGTTAAGCCAGCCCCATCGGCTGTTGTGTCCGATGGGGAAGCAGTACTGGCTAACTCAATGTTTTTATCGTCAACAGTAACTGTTGTTGAATTAATTGCAGTGAGTGTTCCGTTAACAGTAAGGTTTCCGCCTACTGTTAAATTATTTGAAACTGTTACATCGCTTGCAAGACCAACTGTTACAGATCCGTTAGAAGCTGAAACAACCACTTCACCAGAAGTTCCTGTCAATGCAGTAACGCCAAGATTTGTTATTGCAAGCTTAGAGTTAGCGTCATCATAATTTACTGATACTCCAGAATGTGTTGCATTTGTAAGTAGTGCTGCAGCTGCATCTTGAGCGTCTTCAGTAAAGCCTGTAATCTGTCCTGCATTTATATTAATAGTTGTGCTACCGGCTGCTGTTAAACGTCCTTGTGCATCTACAGTAAAGGTTGCAACTGAATTAGCTGCTCCATATGAACCAGCTGTTACTGCTGTACTGTCTAGATTTATTGTGATAGTATCTGTTGAACTTGCTACTGAAGATAAACCAGTCCCACCAGAAATTGTCAAAGTGTCAATTCCAGAAGTAATTGTTTGATTTGATCCACTGTCTCCAGCAACCGTAAATGAAGTGGCAACATTAGAAATATTAGAATTTATATTTGCTACAAGATTATCTACATAAAGCTTTGTAGTCGCATGAGTATTTGCACTTGGTGTAGGAACAGCTACTGTTCCAGTAAAAGTTTTATTACCAGTTAATGTCTGCTCAGTTGTAAGAGTTGCAAACGCACCAGAACCACCAATGGCAATAACCGATGTAGCTGTGCCACCTGCACCACCTGTGCCCTTACCATAGTAAAGTACGTCATCAACCTCTGTAAATGCTAATTCGGCATTTTCAAGCGATGATGGTGCTCCTGACGAACCTCCGCCAGCCCTTCTTTTAATTCTAATCGTGTTTGCCATTTTTAAAAGCTTCCTCCATCAACTAAATTTTCTTCTGCATAGTTAACCCAAGCAGAGCCGTTATAACGCAAGACTTGACCTGTAGCTACCGAGTTTATAGTAACATCAGTTAATCCATTTAAAACCGATTGTCCAGTAATTAATGTTTCTGCACTGATAATTCTATCTTTTAAAGTTAAATGTGACCCAGCAGGATTTAAACCAATTACTGTTTGCAGTGCTTCTACTGCATCGTTTAAATTCGCATGCTGTAGGTGGTGTGGTACTGTATTTGAATCGAGTCTGTCTGTAGCTGTTGGATTTGTAAAATTGTCTAATCCAGATGGGTATTGTGTAGCCATTTTTATCCTTACAGAGCCAATATCTTACTAGCTGTATCACTCCAAGTTATAGTAACTGATAATGAAGAATTACTACCTTCAAAAGGTAAGCCTGGAGAATTATCTATATAAAAAAACAGTCTAGAATTAGAATTAGATGATCCAACTTGATATAAAACTATGGAATCAAATGCTGTTCCATCATGTGAGATAGTCACATCGTCTCCGTCTAAAATTCCATTAGAACTAGTAATGTTCTGCACATTTCCTGAAACAGCTACTACTGCATTTGATGGTATTTGAGAAAAGTATTGATCACTAGAAATATTTGGGGTATAGTTATCAGCATTAATTAATGCAACTCTATAGTTTGAAGAGCTTGCATTTATTTCTCCTCTTAAAAGAGATTCTTTTGCTTTTGTGTAAACAAAATTTGCCATTAGATTCCAACATCTTTTGAGACGATAATTCTGTATTTATACCCACTCTCAAAGTACTCTTTATCTTCAGTGTAATAAGCAGGAGTCGCATCTGTTAATGAAGGG